CCGTCAACGATTGAGTGTGCCTTCGCCAAAGCCTGACGGCCTGCGATGTGTGTGCAGTAAGCATCAACTGTTCCAGTCGATCCTGAACCGTTTGAGGCGTTCTCAAAGATTTTGGCTCGTGGAGTCTCAATGAAACGGACACCTTCAAAAGCGCCGATTTCACCGTTGTAGATGCCTGCTGGATCGCTGTACACGTGCGGGTCACGCCACGATGCTACGCCTGTCTCCTTGCGAAGATCGTACGAAACGTCTGGGTGAATGTAACCCATGTACATGCCATTGAACGAAACTGCGTTCGCTTTGCGAAGTGCAGCAACAACCTTGCGGATGTCGTTCGCTTCAATGATGTCCGTTGCTTCAATTTCGGTGCGAGCAGTTGGGGTTGTTGAACCGCCACCACCGTAGACAACGTTTGTTCCTGCGGACAGTACCTCGCGGATAACACCGTCAACCGAGATACCTGCGTTGTAACCAACGAGGTTAGCGGCTGCCGAATCCACATCAAGGAACGATGTGCCACGAAGTTTCGCTGTTGTGTTTACGGCGTTGCCGTATTCTTCCAACGTTACTTCAACTTGGCTGTCGCCCATAACTACTGGAGTTACGTCTGTGTCCTCAGTAAGTGTCGAAGTCTTTTCAGCGAGATCGTTGAAAATTGTGAACTTGACCGATGAACCTGGCATTGCTTGTGCGACCGGCATAACGTCTGCGACCGCATCGAACAAAAGTTCGCTACGAAGCGCAAAATACGCAATCCGATCAAATGCAACCTGATCTGTGAGAAGGCTGCTTGTTTGTGTTTTTGACATTTCCTGTTATTGCTTTCTCCCGACAGGAACGGGAGTCCTGCGGGCTAGATGTTTTCTGCTTCTTGCCTTGCTTGAGCCAAAATCTGCATCACTTCGTCTTGATTTCGAGCCTGATTAAGTTTCGTGTTCCAATCAGCAGCAGGTTCGCTGGTTTCACCCGCACGTTGCGCCTTTGTGAGACGGTTCCACGCATCTGCCTCAGATTTAACTTGGGCACTTTGCGCTTCTTTGTGGATGAGATTCGCTTCTTCTGCAGCCAACCGAATTGCTTCGGGTGTGAACTCGCCGTCATAACCTTTGACGAAGTATTTAGACATCGGGGAATCCATTGGAACTCCCGCTTTCATAAACGCATACTCGCGTTTAATAGCGTCTGCTTCGACAAGTGCTTGCTCTTTTGCTTTCAACTCTTTTTCAAGTTGACGCATCCGCGCCCGCACAGGGTCTTTCGGTGTTTCTTCAGTCTCGTCATCGAACTCGTTGACGTTTGACATGGCTCACTCCTTCTGCCCACGTCACATTGGAGGATCGTGACGGCTGCATAACTCACCCTTGTTTCACGATAAAGTCGGGGATTCTCTACCGGTGTTCTTTTGGGAACAAACAGAGTGTAGCACACCCCTATACAGGGATGTCAACAATATGGTTATTGTGCTTCGCCGACACCTGTTTCAACGGTTCCAGATGTTGCACCGGTCGTTCTAGCGAACCCGCCACCACCCTGGAATTCGCCTAAACGCGCACGTTTACGTTCTTCCAAAGCCTGTATTGCGGCAACATCGTAACCGAAAGCAGCCCCAATTTTTTGTGCTCCAGTAAGGGCTTCTTCGCTACCCATCTCCGTATAAAGACCAGCCAACTGTCCCGCTTTGGTGAACGCTTGTTGTGCTTCATCAGGCGTGTATCCACGTGCAATCAAATCTTCTGCGCTTAATGCCGTCAACTGGAATCCTGCTTGTTCTTTGGCTCGTGCAGCAACTTTTGCAGCTTCAGCTTGACGAGTCAAAATAGGTGCAGCCCGTTCAGGATCAAGAAAATAAGCAGCCAACCCCGCTTCGTTCACACCGTACAGTTCTTGCATCTGCCGTTTAACTTCAGGGTCAGCATCCTGTACTGCTCGAAAACCGTTTTGTATACGATCCTGTAATTCTGATACCGACACGTCGCCTTCAAGCAGTCGGGTGAAATCGTCTGTTTGATCGTAGAAACCTGATGGCAATCCATTAGATTGCATTAGTCGACGGTAACTGTTTTCTAGTTCCAAATAAGATGCTGGGTCTAGTTCGGCTAAACCTTTTTTGGCTCGTGCCGCGTTTGCTGCAAACCGTTTCTTATATGCGTCTTGTTCACGAATAGCAAAAATTAGTGCGTCAGGATTATTGATATCTACTTCTTGTCGTGCATAGACACCGTACAAATAGTCTGAAAGATCGCCTAATCCATAGGTCGCCAATACAGATTTGATGGTATTCTTTGCGTCTTGTGATGGTGTAAACCGTCTTGAGTCACGGTCAAGCGCAGCAGATTCACGATTAAGCCTAGCAATACGTTCAGCAGACTCACGATCCAAACGCGCAATACGTTCAGCTTCGCTTTCTGTCACCGTTTCTTCTTGTTGTTGCCGTAGTGCAGGTTGGGTTACTCGTTCTGCGCCAGGAATGTTTAACGCTGTTTCAACCGCTGCCAACTGTGCAGGGTCAACAGCCGCCAACTGTTCCGGTGTAAGCGGTTCAATACCAAGATCAGGGAAAGTAAAACTACCGATATCAGACATTATTGAACCTTCCCAAACGCACGAGCAATAGCCAACCCAATACTCGTAGCATCCTGATTAGCTTGCTTAGTAAACGAATACTTATACTTATCGTTAGTACGCAACTCAGTCTCCCACTCAGACATCGACAACACACGCGGCTGCCCATCCTTACGATAATTCAAAGCATCACTAAAATCTGTAGCAAAATTGATCGTGTTCGGGTCCAACTCCAAAAGTTTTGCAGCCTTCTCCTTATACGAAGCAGACAAATCCTCTAACGTCAAACCGGCATCAATCTGTTCCGACAAATGCCCATACATTGCTTTCGCAGCAAGACGAGCTTTACGAATCAAATCATCACGAGAAACAGCCACACCATCAGCGTTCGGCGTACCAGCCAAAACCTGCTCAACTTGCGAATCGGCAAAATCAAAAAAGTATTGTTTACCAATATCCTTCAAAGACAAATACGGTGTCGAAGCACGAACCTCGTTCACCGCAAGATCGTTCACATACTTGCCATTGGTTTTGCTAAACAGTTCAGCGTAAGCCTGCTGTTTGAGGTTGTCGCCCTCATACCCAAACTGTGTGGCTTTTGTCAAAAACTTTGCCAAATTACCTGAACCCCAACTAAAGTTACCGATAGCAGCAGACAACTCTCGACCCTTTTTACTACTTTCAAGCCCACGGTAAAACGAAGTACCAATGTATCTTCGATCAAATTCTTCATCAGTCATTATCTGTTTACCGGTTTTTGGGTCAATCGCTTTAGAGAACAAAGTAAACACATCCGCATATTTAGTGCGGTCAAGATCGGTAAACATCCAACTGTATTGCGGATAGTTCTCTTTAAATAACGGCTCCCACGATTTATCCTCGGCACCAAGCGCAGCAGTTTTATCAGTCTTTACTGCCTGTCGAGCAACCTTACGGTTCTCCGGTGTATCAGGCAAATTAAGTTCAACAAGTTTCGCATCAACTGCTCTTTTTAAAACCTTTGCCCCATCTGTGCCGCCCCCCGTTGACGCAGTTGGTAAGGTTTCCGTTTTGGTTGGCTCAACTATTTGTTGCCCAGATTTTTTGGCTTCCGCATTTGCCGCTTTCAAACGGGCATCCTCGGCACGAGTATTAAGAACCAAGTTGCGGGAAATTAAAGCCTTATCAGTTTGGCTTGTTAAACGAGTAAGACTTTCATTTGCAAATTGCAAATTGCTTTGTGCTTTGCGTATTTCTTCTACTGAAACTTTAGTAACATATTCTTCAGGCTTACTAAAAACGTTTAATTTTAATTCAAGTTCATCTTGTAGTCTTTTAACAGCTTGTTGTGCTTCTTCAATTTTTGCAGTTTTTTCTTTACCTGCCGTAACTTCTGGTTTTTGTTTTTCTTTAAGTTCACCAAGTAGCGTTTTGGCATCTTCTAAATTGTAAGTCACACCTTCGTAAACAAACCTTTGACCGCCACTATCAACAAATTCTTGAAGTTTTTTAATATCGTCTGCAATAGCCATTACGCCCCCAAAGCCTTAATACGGGCATCCATTATTGCAGCCAAATTGCCGGCAGCAAAACTCTGTGCCTCAGGTTGAAACTGTTGAAGAATCTTCTGCTCGGCAAACACCGAAGGATCAGTCGCCGCCTCATACACACCACCAGCAGCCTGACGTTGGCCCTCAGCAATTTCCATTTGCCTAAACCCGCCAGCAATCCTGTTCGCAGTCATCTCATCAATCTCATAGCCCAACAGTTCCCTTGATGATCTTCGAACCAAAGTTTTCACATCATCCGGTGAAGTGACACGAATAGACGGGGCCTTCTTCGCATAACTACTGTTCGGTACACGTTGCATAAACTCGTTGTAAGCCTGAAAATATGGTTTGCCTGCAAGGTTGGCGTAAGTTAAAAGATCACCGAAAGCTGCATAGTCTTTATCTTCAAAACCTGTACCTGGGTCATAACCAGAAATTTTGGTTGCTAAACCTGTAAGTATTTTTTTGCGTTCTGTTTCATTAAGGTTGTTTAGAAGTACCCGTGGGTCGTTTCGTATGTCGTAAAAACGTGAAGTAATCTTGCCCGTTTTAGGGTCTTTTTGCAAATACGGAAGTTGTCCTGTCGGGGAAGCATAGTCAGCAGGCAACCCTGTAGTAAACGAAACAGATACACCACCGCCAGGAATAGCACCAAGTACCCCTTCTGCGGGGTTAACTGGTTTAGTATCTTCAGCCATTATTCATCAACCTCTTGTAAAAGTAACCGGTCATACATTCTAGCGAAATTAGGATATTGTTCTTTCAAAGTAACAGCATACTCTCTTAGATATCCACGCAAATCTGCGGCGTTCTTGCTACGGTCAATGCCACTCAAACCACGGTTAGTAGCCTCAACCAATACGGCTTCACGGGTTTGCAAATACTGTCGAGCCGCTTCAGCGATGTCATTGTCGGCAAGACTTGGATCGTTAACAGCCCTAGTCAGTTCATCGATTTGGGTTTTTAATTTGTTCGGGTCAAATGTGCCGGTAGTGAAACCTGGGTACATTTCACCCAAATACTCACGGAAATCACGCAAATACTGTTTCTGTTCAGCGTTCGGATACGGGCCAACCAAATCTTGTACTTGACGGTATTGGCTGTACGCCGCATATTTTTGTGCTGCTTCCAAAGTTTCTTGTGGGGTGAGCCGTTCACGTTGGCCTTTTTCTAACTGGCGACTGTAAACCTGCCAGTCAAGATCGGTGCCACCCTCGACAAAGAACCCTGCCACCCCAGAGTATTTGCGGAACAATGCTGGATTGGCGCGTTCAAAGTCACCGAACTGTTTGCTTGCTTGCAAACCACCATAAACGGCTTTAGTTTTGCCCGACAAATATACGAACACGTCTTCGCCGTAAGTGTCCAAGAATCGTGGGATTGCGCTGTCATAATCTTCTAGTTGCAGTTTGCGCAACTCCATTGACAAAAGGTTTACCGCAACATCTCCTTGTTTGGTTTCCACAGTAAATTTGTTTGTTGGTCGAGAAGGCCCTAAAAACTGTCCAATGCCCCGCAAAACAGTTAAGAACCTTGCTTTGTTGATGGTGTCCTCGTACAGTTGGTCGCGCCCATCGTCGGTTGTTAAATCGTATTTGGTTGTTGTCGCTAACGCTTGATATGTTTCCATGAAAGTGTTACCGAATGTGTCAGCTGATTCAGGCGAAGAAAAGAAACCTTGTTCAACTTTTTTGAACCATGCAGGCATAGCCGTGTTTAACAATGCTTGGAATGTGCCGCCTTCGCCTTTTACATCTATTTCGCCGTAAGGCAAAATAATTGATTTAATGAAATCTGTTTGAGGAATATCTTTCAATAGTGCTGAAGCACTAATTTGTGCTACTGGCCCTAAACCTGGTTTAACATCCAAACCCATTAACACACCTTTAACCGGTGCTTGCAAAGTTGATTTAACACCTGGGCCGCCACCGATAATGCTGGTTGCTAGATGGGTGAACCCTTGCGAAAACGGGTAATCAAATGACCATTCACCTGTTTGTGGGTCGGTGTAAAAGAACCCTCGACCATCGCCATCAGGGTCGGCTTCTTGTCCTCGATCAACAATGAGTTGTGTTTTGCGCAAAGCGTTAAGGTTCGGTAACGGTATGCCACCTGTTTCTACCGTGTAAATACGGCTGATGCGTCGAAAGAACTCTGCTTGCGCTTGACCGAACGGAATGACAATACGAGCAACATCAATGAGGTTGTTTCGTTCAGATGAGTCGTACAACATTTTGGACAAATCATCCAATGCCGCACCTTTAGCAAATTCGTCAACATCATCTAAAGACAATGTGCCGTCAAGTCGTGACGGGTTTGCTTGCAAATCAAGCAACTTTTGCCACCTGTCACCCACAACTGGTCGTGATGGTCTAAACAATCTTGAAACCATGTCACCGAAATCTGCACTATCACCAACATAATCCGATGGGCTGATTCCAGCATCAGCGGCTTTGCGGGTAACGTTCGCAATCAAAGTATCAAGATCAGCCGGTGAAAGCGATGTAGCTAGTTCGTCAACAGCCCAAGAGTAATAACGTTGCTTAAACGCTGGTGCGCGTTCAATGTACGCTGTCGGTTTGCGAGACATGAACCCAAAAAATCTGTCCATTGTGTTATCCCAGTTTTCTTTGAAACCACGTTTACCAAGATCAGCAGATACACGAACTTCGTGTGCCATAACTTGTGCGATGTTTGGATCGTTGTAAATATCTGTTCGAGCCAACAAGTTTTGTAATTCTTTTGTTGATTCGCCATCTTTGAAAGCAAACGGTCTAACAATGTTTTCGTCGTTTGCGTCAACACGAACCGTCATTATACGACTGTTTTTTCTTGAAGGGTTAACAGGTATTTCTTGTACGGTTCCACGGAAAGAAGAATCCCAACCGAACGTTCTAGCACTAATTGTTTGTGGTGGTAACAAACCAGTTGAAACAGCGATACGCAAACTGTCATGGCCGCCGACGTTCACGTTAAAACGTGCGCGATAATTGTCTAGCAATAAACGCAAATTGTGGTCGTCATTTAAGTCAATCGATACTTTGCCGGACCAACCGCCACGCCCATTATTCGCATCACGATCCCAAACACTTCTACCATTAACGTGATAGTCCTGTTGGTCACGAAACCATTTTTGGCCATCAGGATCGGTTCGGATATAGTTAATTAGTTGGTCGTCGGTGTCGCCCAAAGCAAGCCTGCGCACCAAAGGATCAGCGTTTAATAAACCAATTTGATCGCCGTGTGCTTCAACAACTTTAGATTCAGGGGCTTCATACCGTTTAACATCTTCAAAAGTGCCTGACCTTCTAGACATTTTGGTTGGATAAGACGGATCACTATAGTGACCTGTTACAGCAACGCCTGTTGCTTTTCGGTAATCTTCCATACCTTTGATGGCTTCATCAAAAAGTTCACCCCGAATATCCCCGATACCTTTACGCCCAATTTTGCTACCAAGCGAACGATGCGCTGACCATTGTAAATGTTGAAGCGGATGACGCAAAATACTGGTAACAGGTTTTTGTGACAAAGCCAAACTGATCTGTCCTTCAGCAAGGTTACGAACCGTATAGCCACCTGTAGCCAAAATAATTTTCTTAAAAAAATCTTCTTGAAAACCAACTACTGCCGCAAAAGGCAAACGCAATTTGCCTGCTTCAGCCAACCGAGCAACGTTACCGTCAACATATTCGCCTTTAGGATTTTTGCGCCAAATCTTGTTATAGCGACCAGTCAAAGCCCGTACCTGTCGAACATCAGGCATCTCCATAGAAAGATTTGCTAATTCTGACACAAGTGTTGGGCCACCAAAAACAGCGTTGGCTATTTGCCCGTTTTGTTGAGCGACACCCATAAACATATTTCCATCATCAAGTTGACCATCAACACTTGCCCCATATTTTCGAGATTTTTCAACATAACCTCTAAACGAATTTCTTACAGCACTAGCAACATCAGGGTCAACACCATTATCTATCCATGATTGAACAATTAAATCATTAAACTCATCGTAAATTGCTTTGCGAGCCGTAGGTGTAGCACTAGGCCCAGCCATCGCATTAAGCGCACGATCCAAAAAACGAACACGAACATTTTGATCGGTTAACGAAACTTTCATCCAACGATCAATGTCGTTTATTGTGCGCCCAACATCACGAGGGTTTTCTGAACCAAAATCAATGACTGTGCCTTGTGGCCGCAACTCAAAAGCGCGAGCGGTTAAACGCCCTGCTTTGTTTCCAAATTTAGTACTTTCAAACGAACCAACTAAATTATCTATAACTTTTACACGTCGAGCATTAGATAAACCAATTAACTTCGTTCCAGGCATCACAGTACGAGTAACACCCAATTTAGGTTTACCTAAAATGTCAACTAAAACTTCTTCTACTTCAGCTGTAGAAACAGCGTTGCGTAACCGTTGAACCGTGTCAGGGTAAACTTTGTCGCCAATAAGTTTGCGCACAGCATCAGCGGTGTCGGCTTCTACAAGTCTGTTAATAAGACGCAAACCTTTATCTGATCCTAAAAATTTGTTTGCTGTAGCAGCATCTACTGTTTGACCTACAAGACCCGCCGCTACACGTGCGGCCCGTAATTCTTCACTAGTCATTTCAGACGTTTTAATGACGGTGCCTTTGCCACGTATGATGTCCAAACCTCTGTCAATCCCTTTTAGAACATCGCCAGCTTCTCCCGCTTCAGCCGCAACTTTTACAAGACCAGCAGCTTGTTTGAAACCAGGGGCAACAGGTACGGCAATCGTTAAAGCCCCATCAACAAAACCTGACATCAAGTTGTATGCGCGAGAACCCTCGGTTAAAACTGTGCCAGCCAAACCACGGCCAACAGTCCAAGCATGACCACCAGTAGTTGTACCTCGATAATTCTGTACCCGTTTAGTTTGAAACTGTTTTGCTTCACCACCTAAAAAGAAACCATCACCGGCTTGCTCATCGTTTTTAATAAGACTGCCAAGATCAGTTGAAATAAACCATCCATCAATACCGTCAGGGTTGTCAGAAAATACTTGTGCGGCTGCACCTTGCAAAGTTTGGATAGGCAAATCCAAAGCCGCAAACGTGTATCGAGTAGTTGTTTTAAGTTTGTCGTAAATGTTTCTTTGAAACCAACTTTTTTTAGGTTTCAACGCATCAGGTTGTTGGTTAAGTTTTAATGCCGTTGTACTAGCAATATCTTTAAGTTGTTCATCAGGCAAACCTGCTTGCGCTGATGATAAAACAGCACCTGCTGGTAATTGCGGATTATTGCGGTAGATTTCGCCTACACGCGCAGCAAGTTGCGGCGTGGCTTGTGTAACAAAAGTGTTTAATCGGTTTTGTTCTTCAACAAGTTGCTTGTAAACAATTTCTTGTTCTTTTAACGATAATGGTACAGGCATTACTGCCCGCCGTCACGCAACGCATTTATCAAATTCTGTAAATCTGGGTTTGGGTACATCGTATTCAAATAAACAAGTTTGTTTAACACGTCGTCTGCTGGTTCAATTACTGGCATAATGTTTGCACCCATAGCGTTAGGGCCTGCCCCAAAGTTTGCGCCTGCCGTGATTGGTTCGTTAGGTCGTGCTGTTGGTGCTGTTAACGGTGTCAATGTGCCTGGTGCTGTTCGTGGTCGTTTTTGCACCGGTGACGGAACTGTTGTCGGTGATTGGCCCATTGGTACAGCTTCTTGTGCGCGTTGTTGCGCTAGACGTTGACCGTACTGTTGGTTTGATGCCGTAGAGATTGGAAGTTTTTCAGCCATTTATGCCCCTAGTTGTGCTAATAGTGCCTCGATAGGTGGTGGCCCTGCTGGGCCTGCTACTGGTGCTTCTGCACCCATTCCTGGTAACGCTAAACCTGGCATTGTTTCTGGTGCGCCTGCCGGCATTGCTTGTGCTTGTCGGTCTTGTGCGCGTTGCTGTGTGCGTCGAACCGCTTCGTAAAGTGTGACGTCTTGTTCCAACACAAGTTTGGTGAGATAAGCAAGATCGTCTGGTTGGTATGGGCCTTGCGGGTTTACTGCCTGCTGTTGAATAGATGACAGCAACGCAGATTCTACGCCTTCTGCGATGATGCGGTCGTGTTCAAATTCTGGGTCAGAGATTAGCGGGTCGGCTTCTCGTGCTGATTCTTTTGACATTAGACCTGTGCCGAGGCGTTGCCCCAAACCGATAATCAAATTGTTTACGTCTGATCCTGCCGCCGAATATGAAACATAGTGGAAGTCTGTTTGCCAAACTTTGTTCGGTGTGTACGATTCTTGTCCGACCGATGACCGTGACGGAATGAAGAACGTTTTTGTTGCTTCACCCCAATACGCTTTTTCTAGGGCAATAGCAATTTTATCTTCGTGAAGTAGAGAGTTCGCAAAAACTTCTTGGGCTTCTTGAACACGGTAATCAACGGTTGCTGATAGGACTGCTTCGCCTCGACGACCGGTACGAATGTTTGTTGCCGATTCGCCACCGAACTCTGCTGGGATAGCACCCTCAAGTCGTTCCTGGCGTTCAAGTCTGTCCAATGCTGTGTCGGTTTTGTAGCCTGGGTTTAGTTGCAACTGTTGAATGTCGCCACCTTTGACAACACCGAGTACACCGTTTTTGCCGTCAGCCATCTGAAGTATTTCAGGGTTCTCACCTGGTCGTGCGATCAGGTATTCTTCGGGGAAAATTCCGCGCTCGATAGCGATCTCTGTTAACGCCTGAAGGCGAGCGCGAGTGTAGTACATGCCGAGGATGCCATCAAATTGTCCTCGTTGTTTATCTAACGTGATTCGTTTCGGTACGACAGCGAGTGGCATACCTGTACGGTTCGGGATGCCTTCCAACATGATTGCTTCTAGTCCTGCGCGTTCGGATTGTGAAAGCGCTGGGTTGTCTTCGGCACCTAGTACGACGAGTTGTAGTGATTCGTCTGAAACATATTCGAGCATTGTGTAGCGTGAATCGGAGTCAACTCTGCCGAAACGCAACTGGTTGCCTACAGCATCACCGTAGTTTCGTAGTAGAAAGTTTGCTGTTACTCGTGACGTGAAAATACAGTTTTCTGGTACTACGTCATCTTCGTCTGTTGGTGCGGCGAAAGTGTCTAATGGGTTGCGTACAACCCATTTTGGTGTGAGGGTACCGAAATCTGGTTTAAGGAAAACAGGGCTAGACGAGTAGGCGAGCAGGTGTCGGGCGCGGCGACGTAGTTTCATTTGCATACGGTTGTCATCCCAGAAACCGAGCAACGCTTTTTTGCGCATACGAGCATACTTTTTGGATAGTTCACTACCTTCACGCACAGGTGGGAAGAACGGTGATGGCATTGTGCTTGATACACGCATCGACATTTGATCCAAGCCTTGTACCAAAAGGTTTGCTACGTTTGTTTTGGCGTTGCGGTCTAGTTCGTTTAACGGCACAACGACGTCACCGTTCGCTAGATCGCGGACACGCCGCATCTGTTCATGGACAGGGCCGAGTGCGAGTCGGCGCTGATGATAGAGTTCTACGATTTCGTCTAAAGAGCGCATGTTATATGCGTGTCACAATATCATATTAAATCCAAGATGGTCGCCACAGGCGTGGCGGCGCCTTAACAGGACCTAAAGAAGGCATGTGTAACTCAGCAAACCAATGCGCCATCACAAGGTCGGTGCCGTTCTTTTTGTTCCGAGTCCAAGATGTCATCTCCTCGATGAACGCCAACGTTTTCCAGTTTTCGCGCATAGTCGGCAACCTAACCTGACCGTTACGCCACAACGGTGGCAACAAGGCTTCCACACCCAGGTTTTCATCCAGTTTGTTCCGCGATGTAGTGTGGGCTACTACCATCACACTATGGAGAGCCTGCCACTTCCTGACGAAATCGTGAGCCAACAAGAACCGTTGCGCAGCGTTAACCTCAACAACCCAATGGGAGATCGGGTACCCCATCTCGAACGACCTGTTTTGCCATGTCTCCATTACGCCGCCGTACTCGCGGCTGCCGGTATCAAACCCTAAAAGTTCTTCGGCTGTTAAACGGGTTCGTTCAACATCAATCAAATATCTGAGATTGGTTTCAGGTTGATACAGCCACCATTGGATCGCCCAAAAGTTTGTTGGTGACGGGTCAACTGTCGCTATAGAAATTATTGGCGGTTCAAGATGCAACGGAATATATCCTGGGCGTCTATCGTTATCGATACACCCTGGATACAGCACCCCATCGGGACCCATGCCACCCGTAGCCCACACTCGTTCAATCAGATATGTGCCTGTAGCCAAATCTTGTTGCTGATACACGACCTCAAATTTTTGTGGGGTGCTATAGCGGATGTACGATAAATCTTTCCACGACAAACGGTACGGGTCCAACAAAGGTCCGTTAGGCCACGGCGGTGACGTAGTTTTTTTGCTGTCCTTACCGGTATCCAACTCCTCGTAGTATGCCTTATAGATGAGATGATGGTATTTGGATTTTTTTTCTGGTTCGACACCAGCCGACTTGTCGGTGACATCGGAACCGTCGTAGTTGTCCTCGAAATCTTCGTAAGTGATTTTACCGAGACAATGTGCGTACAGATCACCGGAACCCAAACGTTGCCCTATCACGGCCAACAAGCCACCTGGGTCGCATCGTGCTTCAGCCATCGTATCCCACCGTTCCAACAATTTGTCTCGCGCAACTGACTCTTTAGAGTTCTCTGAGGATGCAACGTCGTCAAACAAACACAGGTCAGCGCGATGACCGATGAACTCCGAATCGATACCGTACGCCGAAACTGTCGGCTCTTTATTATCCAACCCACCCAACGATTCTTGTTCAACAACAAATTCTTCTGCCCGCCACAAAGCACCAGACGACGAAGGCTTAAACCGCCCGTAGTCGATAGATAGGCAGGCTTCAGCGTTCAAAGCCAACCCTTTCTCCACAAGAATCGCATCAGGTTCCAACGGGAAAGGCCGCTCAAGAGTTTCACGGATACGACGCGAATACTGTTTCGCCAAAGTCTGCGTAACCGACCCGATCAACACACGAATCTTACGGTTACGGACAATCATCCACACCGCAACATCATGAAACAACGTCGACTTACCTGCGCCAGGCGGCACGTTCAAACAAACAAACTCTTTCTCCGGTGACTCCAACCATGCCACAATCTTGTACGCCGCATCAACCTGCCACGGCGAAGGCACACGCCCCAAATAGCGTCTACGAAAATAATCGAAATCATCCAAAGCCCGCTGCGCCTCAGGACACAACCTGTCAAACGGAATAACAGGCGGCAAATCAGCGACATCCATAACCTGCTTCCATTGATCGGCCTGCACACCACCCTCTTTTTTGCGTACCTTCCCCGAATCGATACGCGCCAACTCCAAGTCAGCCTGGGCTACACGCCGTTTAGCATCCCATTTTTGTGCCGTGTTGTAATGCACCGCAGCGATCTTCGCCGCTTCTTTGATGGACATACCAGACGCCCGCGCCTGCCAGTATCGTGCCACATCTTGCGGCGGTACTTGGCGCCTCCCCGAACGGCCTGCTGGCATTATTTCTTTTTAGGTGTTTTTGATTTAGGTGACTTATCAGATTTTCGAATCTGGTTAACTACGTTTGTTACCCCTTTAATAATTTCACGGCCACCTTGTTGAACACCAATAGTTGTAGCAACACCAGCAACACCACCATAAACAGCACCTTTAGCACCAATTTTCACATCACGCATATATTGATTTACTGCTTTAGTTGTTTGCGCTTGAAGAATACCTTGAATCTGATTTTCTGTTAAAGCAGGTTTACGAATAAACACTTGTGACCCTGGATAACTACCACCAGGAGTGAACACTTCGCTACCTTTGAAAGACTTCAAAGAATCACCAGTACGAGGCATCGACGGCCCTTTTGGTATCGGTGCAACAGATTCACCAATTTTCGTGGCAGTAGCCCTAATAGGTCGAGTAACAATTTTTTTACCGCTCGCCACAAACCCCGGCAACGGATTCCCGCCACCAGTATCAACCTGATTATCTTTAGATTTAGGTTTGCGTACAGCCATATACGTATGATACACTAACACCCGTTGGCGGGTACCGTTGAACATCCCTTATTGGTTGGGGAAAGCTTCCGGACTCCCTACCCGCCAACATAATTTCTCAAACAGTTGCAACAAACAAAACCATCTGCTACCATCACACCACTAAACCACGGCCGTACACCCCTTGCAAGGTGCGGGGCATTCAACACCAGGGAACTGGGGTAGATGACCCTGTCACAGGATCAAGCAGCGTAACTAACGTCAACTAGTTAAACATGGTGTCGGCTAAAACAATGGCTAACGGCCACCAACTCGAAAGAGTAAAACGTGGGGGGAAGTACCTGTCGCACATACGTTTGACCTAGCGCACTCGCATACGCTCGCTTGCTCGCAGCAACAACCAGCACCCCCAGCCAACACGCCTCTTTTTTTGCCGTTTTTTCTAACCACAAAACCACACACACAGACACACCCTTATACATATCTAAGGGGCCCCGTGCGTCGGCAGACCCCCGATCAGCCGCCCCCCGTTCGTGTGTCGTCGAGTGTTGCGATCTGCCTAAATAGTGCGCCGATAACTCCACTTATGTAAAGTAGCGCGCACCTACCCCCCCTGCCGGTAGCAAGTTCGGCAAGTTGTCGGGGCATCGTTGGCAGCTTGAGAGTGTTCACGGGCGATAGTTGGTAAGTTCGCCCGATCTGCGCCTAGTTATGTTTGGGGGTGTTTGACAAGTGTTTATGTTTGGTATATTGTTAGTAGTGGATCATTAAACAAGTGGTCTGCGCACTTCGGGAGTGGTGCTATTTATGTCTAGTTATTATGATGAGCAAGAGAGAGCAGCTAGCGAGTTCGCTGAGTTGTCGGGGTTGCCGTTCGTTTATACTTTTACGGGTGGTGGGTGTGATGCTATTTATGGTGAGACTATTAAGCACCGTGTCTATATTACTGATGATGCGAGTGTGCCTAGCCCTGATGCCACCCACTATGTCGGGGTTTATTCGTTAGACAACGATGATCTTGTGGGGGAGTGTTGGGCTGCTAATCGTGGCGAGTTGTTGGAGTCGTTTAGTAAGTTCTCTACGCTTGATGAGTTAGTAGAGTTCATTATCGGCGACGGGTTTAACGGGTTCGCAAATGTGGGGGCGTTGTGATCCGAACTAGGGGCGAGATCACCTATTGTTATGTATGTGGCGAGCTGCTTAATGTTTGCGAGTGCCGACGGTGCCAAGAGTGTGAAGAATTGACGCTAGTCGATTTGACCGATGAGCGTTGCGAATGTGGGGGCGAGTTTTATTAAGTTGGCAGCCTAGCCCGTTAGGGGTGCGCCCGTCGTAGGGCGACTAGGCACTAGCGGGGCAATTCTGCCCCGTGAAAAAATAGATAGTTGGGAGACTATAAATTATGAGTGTTAAACAATTAGAGCCAGTTCAAGTTTGCCAGGTTAGGCAAACTTATAGAGTGAGCTTGTCGGCTAAATATTTGTCGGCAACGGATCATCGGGGCAGCCGGATAGCTGTATGTCGTGCCGACGGTGGGCGCGATCCTATGCGACTTGTCGTTAGTTGGGATTATTCTCTAGACGTTGCCAACAATTACGCGCAGGCGTTCAGTCAGTATTTAGCCCGTCAGAATTGGGGCGGGTCGTGGGTTATTGGCTCGACAACTAGCGGCTATGTCGCCGTTTGTGATGATCCTCAATGGGGGCGCCATGTCTGATGAGATCACGACGCTAGGCGACGCCCTAAACTATTTGGGGATCATCGGCGGGCTTGTTGCCGTCGCCGTTGCCGTCATCGTTGGCGGCGCATATGTTGGGGAACGATACGGGCGGGCAGCTTCTCATCGCCGGCACCCTGCAAGTTTGGCGCGTCGGGCGGAGATCATCGCCCACCGTCGCCGACAATTAGACGGGCGGGCGTAATGATCGACCAACAATTAAGCCAGGCAGCTCTACTAGATAACGCCCTAGCCGTCATTGAGAATGAACTGACGGCGTGGGGGATCGACAACTATTTAGGGTATCGCCCACTAGATCACGGGATTATCCGGCTATCGGTTAGCGGCGCAACTAATATTGTTGAACTAATTAACACGCTAAACGGCGAGATTGAACGGCTTACTAATTTAGTTAATGAATTAGACGCTTAGCGCGTCGCCCTAGCCTGATATTGGGGTAGCCCGTCATAGGGTGACTAGGGGCAAGGCTTAGCGGCCGATTATAAACCAACTACTAGACGGGAGACTAGACATAATGATAGATAAAGACACGGCGACGGCGACGACGACGGCGACACTAGGCGATCTAGTGCGCATCGTTGGGGCGATGTCTCAACACGTAAGCACCGACGCGGCGCGGCAAGCATTGTGCGCCATTGTGATCGGGGCGGGGCAGATAACGGCGACGGATAGTTACACGGCGGCGATCTTTACCCCTGACACGGCGATTACGGCGGGCGATACCGTAATGATCGACGGGCGGGAGCTACTTACGGCGATAACTAACGCGCATAAGGCGTTAAAGCGCGACGGGGTGCCGACCGTTGAGATAGTTAGCGACGGTAAGCGTTGGGTTATGACGGCGACGGGTGCTACGGCGACGACGACGGCGGGCGGCGATCTTATCGACGCGCACTATCCGAACGTTCAAGCCGTATTTGACTTGTCGGGCGACAAGTTCGACGGGTGGCTACCTACGGGCGTGAACGGCGACTATCTCGCCAGGATCACGACGGCGCACGGCAAGCTAACCGGCAAGGCCGACACGCCGCTAGTTATAAAGAATTGGCAAGGCAACGTTAAGCCGATCCAATTTGAGACAATTAGCGAACTAGGCACACTTCGACAATTACTGATGCCGGTACGCCTAAAATAACCCCCTATCGGTAGCCCGTCGTCGTCGATACCGGCGGCGGCGGGCTATTGACATTACACGACAAACACGATACTATTAACTTATCCCTACCAGATAGGGCTACTGAATGGGAGTTCAGACTATGAATACTAAACGATTATATTGGGTGGCCGATTGCGGCCATGAATGGTTAGCGGTGCCAAGCTTTATGGCGAGACAAGTTAACGGCATATCGTCGTTCTCATATATCTCGCCGACAGGCACTATTGCATACCTTGAGGGTGATTGCGATGCGGCGTTATTCTTCGCACACTATGAACTAGACGGCAAAGAATTAGGTGAGACTAAACTTTATGAAACTAAAGCCCCGTGCCGCAACTATCCCTCATATCAGGGGGCGTAATGATTATCGTTCGCAACCATGACGGCAGCTACCTGATCTCCGATGTCATCGACGGCTACCGTGTAGCCCGCCGATATGTCGGCCACACTAAACGCTACGCGCAACAACTATTTAGGCAAGAGCTTAAACAACTAAACAAGGGAGACAACTAATGACAAGCGACACTAAATACACGGTATGGGTAGGCGGCGTCGAAGTAGTTGACTATTACGTGGATCGCTACACGGCTGCGATTATTGCCGAACATTGGATAGAACAAGGTTATGGCGACGACGTGCAAATAGAATGGATTAACCAATGATCCGCACGAACACTAGCGACGCGTTTACGACGACGTGCGTGATCCTATTTGTGATCGCGTTATTTACCGGCACCGATAGCACCGGTCTCGATTGGTTGATCCGCGCCGTATGCGTCTACCCGTTCACGCACTTAGCGTGGCGGGCATACCGCCGCACCCGTTAAGCCAGGCACGTCATTAAACGGTATCTCATATCGCGTTACCGCTTACCCCGACACGTGTGGGTAGCGCAACGCTACGACGGCCGCTATTGGGCGGGAGAATACAAGTGGCATGGCACGACGTTTGTGCGCGACCTACACGCCGCATATTGTTGGGGTAGTCAATCAGCTTGCGAGTGTGCTATCCGATCAACGGAATGGAATACAGCGAACTTTACGGTAGATACGGTGCTACCGGTGCGCGTCAACTACAGCGATCTAACCGCCGATAAGCCCGCGCCACGACGCAACAAGTTCGGCTAACTCGATGTCGGTATAGCCGGCGAGCGGCATATCGTCGTCGGTTAACGGCTCGGTGATGTCATCGAACAACGATGGCTGCCAACTCATACGGCTTGCCATACCCTGATCGGTCGAGCATGACACTCGGGTCTACTTGACGGTCGGTATCGGTTTGTTGGTGCGATTAACCCTAAGCGTTTAACGGCGACAACTACCGCGCCGATGGCGCGTGGCTCGTGCGGGGTGGCGATATTTCGGCGTTCAAGTTCGCACCAAATATCGTCGGTCGTGAAGTCAAAGCTGGTTGCGGCTACGTCTCGAACAATGTTTACGGCGTGTTGCCACCAATCGGGGTCGGCGTTTACGGCGACATCTACCAAAGCTTGATCGCGTAACTGGATACCGGTGTTCATTTTGGTTTGTCCTTTGTGGTCATTGGTTGTGTTTGGTGGTTGTTTGCGCATGTCGGTGGTTCGGATAGTTTGATGTAAGTGGTGACGGTGTTGCTGCAGGTTGGGCATTGCCAGGTTTGTTTCATATTTTTAATAGATGTTTGGCGATCCATTGGGCTACGGGTGACGCTACGCCGTTGCCGCATTGTTTGTATCGGTGTGTGTCGGCTTGTTCTGTGCCGTCTGCTTTCCAATGGGTATGGTCATCAGGCCAACCCATTAGCCGTTCACATTCGAGCGGTGTTAGTCGACGGACTGCCATTGTTGGTTCAGTTGGTTGCGCAATGAAGTCTGATGAGTCACGCCCAATGCGTAATGATTGTGAAACATCTGTTGTGTTCACGGTTTGGTTGTATCCGTCATATTGAATTGTTTTATCATGAACGACTGCGTGAACATCGGTACCGGTGAGTGTGAACATCGGGTCGCCTTCTTCGGTGTGTCCTTTGCCTGCTGGCCCGTTGTGATCTTGTCTGCCGATCATGCTGCCTTGAATACCGTATGCAACTGCAATCATCGGTGTGTTGCCACCACCAGTACCCATCTTCGCTGACAAAGTTTGTGTTACACCGTCGTTCGCTATTCGTGCGCCATCACGATACGAGTTTTCAAACAGCACAGGTTCTTCTACAATTAAATGTCCATCTCTAGCACCTTCGTGATTTGCACCTTTATGCTGTCTAGCTTGTAAAGTTCCTATCGGATCTATTTCAACGATGGCTGTTGTGGCTCGAACATCGCCTTGGTCAAACGAGTTGAGTGTCGGGTTGACTGCGCCTTCTACCCAGGTTTCTGAGTCGTCTGCTGTTTGTGCGCGACTAGACTTCACGAACGGTTCTACCACACATTTGTTCTCACGAACATACTGGCTGCTAATCATCTTGGCATCCGAAGTATTTAGTGAACCAACTATGTCTGATCCGAGGATGCCACCATCTGTTCCAACGCTCGTTGGAGTCTTGCTGGTAGCACTTTTCCTCGCCGGTTTGCCCTTCGCAAGATGCCCTGGCAAGCTTTCGGCGACAGGTAATAACGTTTCTGGACATCGTTCGGCGATTGCAGGATCGAAGATAGCGATGACGAACACGCGCCTTCGTCGTTGGGGTACTCCGAAGTGTTGTGCATCCAAGACTGCCCACTCAATGACCATCGCCCCTGCTTCAACCATTTCGTCAAGGATGATCCCGAAGTCAGCGCCTCGGTTGGAGTTGAGTGCGCCGACGACGTTTTCCCAAATAGAGATTCTTGGATATTGTCCATTGCTTTCCTTTCGTAGTTCTTTTATGATGCGTATACCTTCGTGAAACAGTCCTGATCGTTCGCCTTCTAATCCGCTGCGTTTGCCTGCAACCGATAGGTCTTGGCATGGTGATCCCCACGCAACGACATCGATGACTGGTGCGTGGGTGAGGATGTGTTTGCCTGTGAGGGTTGATACATCTTCCCATTTCGGTACATGAGGCCAATGCTTGTTTAGGATTGTGTTGGCGTGCTTATCCCATTCGCATTGGAACACGGTTTCCATACCTGCTCGTTCCAAACCCATGTCAAAACCGCCGACACCGCTAAATAAACTTAAAACTTTCATGTTTCCCCTTCGTGGTTTGGTTAGAACGGTTCTTCTGGTGGCAAAGGTTTTGTTGGTGCTGGTTTTGTTTTGCTGACGTTCGTGGTGCCTGCCGGTGCGATTGACCATAGTTCTGCGTCATCAAATTTGGCGACCCGTTTGCCGAGGATCACAGTTTTTGTTTCGCCTGCTTTAGTGGTGACTTCGACTTCCATATCTGGTTCGCCTGCGAACTCTTTGATACGTACGCCCCACGAGTCGTCTTTAAGTTTATAAAATGATGCTGACATGAATGTTCCCCCTTTGAGGTAGTTTTGTAGTGGATTAGATATTCGGATCAGAGTTCCGTACCCTGAGCCATTGCTATTCTCATTCGTTCAACCATCTGTTTGTAGGTTGAAAGTTCTCGGTTGATATCAATGGATGCTTGAACTGCTATATCCAAGTTCCATATTAGTTTTTCGTTTTCTTGTTTTAGTTCATCACGTTCTTCACGTACACGATCCAAACTGTTTTGCAGGTCGTTACAACGTGCATCCCACATCGCTAGTTCTGACGCCTGTGCATCGGTCATAACCCCATCCTAGTCTTATATTTGCGGCTGTGTAGTAGTCTCCGGCGTTCAGCGGCCGATTTGCCACCCCAAACACCGTACATGATTTCGTTATCGAGCGCAAACCTTAGACATCGTTCCCGTACAGGGCAGTCTGCACAAAACTTTTTTGCTGTGCTAACAAGGCGGCTTTCACCGATCTCAGGGAACCATGATATGCCGTCGCTGGTGTGGCATTTGGCGTTGTCCATCCAATCTGTTTCTTTGTCAACTAACTGGAATGATGCGAGTATTTCCCCCATTGCTTCACTTTCCCCAGGGTCGGAAGCCGTTTCCGCTGGTTTTTTGGGCGTAGTCATAGATTGTTTTGGCGGCTTTAAGGTTTGTTAACGGATCGAATAAGTCTTTACAATAGTTGATTATCCCCAATGTTTGCAAGTATCCGTTCGGATACCAGCGTGTAGGTAGGCACCATGATCGGTCGTTGATTTGGGCTAAACCTATGTCGGTTGACCCGTCAGCGTTCAGGGTGGTGTTGTGGGCTTGGGTTAGGCACCTTGATTCTCGATGAAGGATGTAATCCAGTTGAGGTAACTGGTCTAGTTCCCAGCCTGCTTCAAGGGC